TTCCAAACCGCATCCGCTGCCGTAGTGTTAGCCGCAGTGCTTAGTGCGTAGCCGGTCTTATCGTTGTTTGTGCCAACGGTTACCGCTCCAGTGACAGACCCAACAGCGCCAGTAGTGGAGAATGTCTGGCTAGATGCTAGACTATAGCCCGTGAGCTTCTGGCCTGCCTCACCCATCGAACCAGCGGTGTTGTAGGCACTCGCTGTGGCATCCCACACCGCTGCGGCTGTCTGCGCTGCCGTCAAGCCACCAGAGGACAACTTGACAGTCATCACCGCACCGTTAGTACCAGACGCTCCACGTACAACAATCGTCACATCATCGGCACCAGCAGCCAAAGCGGCATCAGGAAGGTCTAAGCGATACACGCCCGGCATGTTGGTTGCGTCTACCTCAGCAAAGCCACCAGATGTCCACGCTTGCGCGATGGTACGGGCTACTAGAGGGATGCTTACAGAAACAGTCCTTGTGCGGTTGTAGCGGGCTGACAGACCGCTTGTAGAGGCTGTGAGCCCTGTAGCACCGAGGTAGAGTTCGATGCTTTGTGAGGTTGAGCCGGGAGCGATTGTAATTGTGGAAGCGTTGCGCTCGGTTGGATTGTAATTGCCGATTGATGATGTGTTCGTACGTATCGCTGGTGCAACATCTGGCGTGGCTGGCGTATTCCACGTAGTGCCAAACATATCGACCAATGGAGTACCCGTAGACGTTCCCGCATTGATTGCCGGGCTGTTTTGCCAAGGTGCATACATCTGGTAAGACCCAAGGCCGAACAATCGACTATGGCCAAATTCAATGCTGTTGACCCCGGTCTTACTTGTGGCGCTACTTGCAACATTTGTCAACGTTGCAGATGTCGAGAAACGATTATAGGTCTGCGTAATTTGTCCAGTAGTCGCGGCGGACATTGCAGTGGTAGTGCCAAAACCAATGAAGTTGCAGTTTGTTACGACTGTTGGAACTGCCGTAGTACCGGCAGTAGCATTGACGGTTATACCAGTCTGTGACCGCCCAAGTGAAAACAGGCAGTTTGAAATTGTTACGCCATTACCTACGCCATTAGCAGCAGCTGGGCCTATAATTCCGATGCCGCCATACATAAGTACACAATCGGTTATGGAGACATTTGTAGAAAATACCGACCCTGTAGTAGGAGACTGGATGATAATTGTTTCATCACTTAGAAGTATGCAGTTTTTGATTGTGCAGTTAAAAGCCGTTGCAGTTGTGCGTACCAGAGATATCGCCGTTCCAATGACCTGTGCGTGAGAAGAAACCAAGCAGTTTTGAATTGTGATGTTGTTTGCATCACTACAATACACAATTCCAGTTGTGAAGTTTGTTGATGCTTGATAACCGTCTATGTAAAAGTTTTCGAGTGTCCAATAACCCTTTGCACTCGTAAATGTCTGCCCGGTTGATGGAACGGTGTCATCTGACACGAAACTGGTTAGTCTTACAATGCCAGCTGTAACGCCGGTAAACTGGCTGGCCGTACTATTCCCACTAATGGTAAGTAACGCTCCAGATGATGGCGTAATCGTCATCGTCGGAGTTTCACGATAAGTGCCAGGAGCGACATAAATAATATTTGCCGCATCAGGTAAAGAGGCATTTGCAAGGGCATACGTTATTGTTTGCCAAGCTTGATTTGTTGCTGGCCCAGTCCCTGCGTTGCTGTTGCTACCATCTGTCCTCACATAGTATGTAGCCATTATTCAGCCGTCCCCGCTGCGATTTCTTGAGCGATAACTAACGCAAATTGGTTGCTATAGGCTTTTTGAAAAGTTGCATCTTGCAACACCCACCAACTGAACACGCTTGTACCATCAGGCCCATATGTTCCAAGCAGGTTGCCTTGATCATCATAGATGTCACCAAAAACAATCCAGTCACCGGGAGTGGTTGCACTTGGTTCCAGCCGGTAGTTTTGCAGGTTCATTTGCCCACCTTCAAGGCGTTTGCTTGCACACCGCTAAACGGCATCGTGAGGAACGCCAGCACAGAACTCACCGCAGCGGAGACACCAGCCGCTACCGCCTTGCTCCCGTAGAGTGCCAACACTGCGCCCAGCTCGGCGATGTCGTGTGCTTCGCTTGTGCGGATGCCATCACCGAATACCGATGTGAAGGAAGCCACGAAAGCCACGATCACAACGACCACTAGTCTCTTGATACTGATGCTGTTCATCTTTGTATGATTGCCTCCAACGCGGACACCTTGTTTTCGAGTTTACCTAGTCGCTGTTCGATGCGGCGCACTTCCTGCTGCTGACCATCGAGCGTGTTGATAATGTGTGACACCTGCGTCTCTAGACGCGTCAACCTGACCTGTATAGCAACCCAAGCGGCACCAATACTGGTAACGGTTATAAAGGCCTGTATACCAATGGGAACCCACGCCTCTGCCGTCATGCGAAATGCTCCTTAAGGCTAACGTGTTGAATCAGCAAGTTTGTCTGTCCGGCATCTGTGCCGATAACATCAAAGTAGTGGTTTGGCTCATCATGAAGTCGAATGCGATCATTGGCTTGAATCAGCCTGTCCGCTGGAGCAACGAGATACCAATTGCATACAACCTTGATGCCATCATCTAGCAGCATCTCGTTATTACCTTGATTGACCATGCGGCCTAGGAACTCATCCACCTGCCGCCAGTCCTGCGTCTGACCGCCTATGCCGTCCTCTGTGAGCGTCATGCGCAGGACAATAACCCGGTCTTGAACGAGGTTACGGACGAGCGCACGGCTTAGAATGCCACGGAGTATCGGAGACATCAAAAGATACTCACCGGGCGGAAACGCTCGGCCATCGTCAGGAACTGCGCTTGAAGTTGACTTAGCTTCACGTCGCTCGGGCCTTCCTTAGCATCGATTTCTGTAGCAACCAAACCAGCTTTGAGAAGCCACACAGCACGGGTAGCAGTGCGGACATCGTAACGCTCAACGTTGGCCGGCCCCATGTCAACCCATGCGAGCTGCGGGTTTGATGTACCTTCCGTTAGCAGGAAACCTTCCCATGTCCATCCCCAGGTACTAGGCCATTCTGGCTCAGTAGTGCCTGATGTCCCGGCCTGACGGCATTCATAAACACGGCCATTCGGAGTTGTACCGACTACACGATCACCGACTGCATACACGGTGCTTGCAGTCCAAGTTTCAAAGCGCTCATGCTCATCGAGGATAATGCCAATATCAGTAGTAGACACGGCAGGATATTGCGCCGCTTGACTGTACAGGGCTACTCTTCCAATGGCATCGGCGCGGCTCAGGCTCATGTCTTCAGTATCCCACACGGGCATTAGCCCGGTTTGCTAAAAGAAAAACCCCCGGCACGTCTGCCGAGGGTCTTAGGTCGAGGGCTATATCTCTTACGCTGTGTAAGAGATAAGACCGATAAAGGAACCAGTAACACGGCTTGCAGCATCCGTGTTGTAGTTACCGGTGTCAAAAGCATTGACCGAGAAACGCTCAGTGGCCTTGAATGCCCAGCTATCTTGGATGAAGTATGGCTGGTCGGACATCTCAACGGTAATGCCACGGCGATCACCGAATGCAACACCCTTGGAAAGGTCAGCCAAGAATGCAACCGGGCTGGATACAGCAGGACTTGAAATCATGTTCTGAACGAACACCACTGGGTATCCATAAAGCAGAGGCTGTGTGCCGTATGCGTTCTGGATTGCAGTGATGTTGTTTCCACCAAGTGCCGCCAACTTATCAGCAATACCCTGATAAAAGAAGTTTTTGTGCATATACCATTTAGGTTGGTCGGCATATGTCGGAAGCTTGCCAATCATCGACTGAAGGTTAGCCAGAGTAAACGCTGACCAGGTCGCACCCGTTGTATTAGCGCCGACAACTGCACTAGCAATATTGCCGTAGTTCGCAGCTGTACCGCCTGCAAGGTCGGTCAAAGCACGACCAATACCAACCAGACCAGAAGCATCAGCACCAGTACGAGCAGAACTGAATACAACGCGGTCTTCTTCCTTCGCGAGATTGTATGCAAAGTCACGGGCAAGGGCGTTGCCAATGTCAACGACCGAGTCTTCGTTAAGTTCCTTGGAAACCTGCGTAAGGATGGCAAGTTTCTTGGCGGTCAACGAGATCTGCGCAAAGGTCATGTCGCTAGCCGTGATGGTGGTGTTTTCACCAGGATAGTAGACAGTGGTGGATGCGGTTGCATTCGGTACAAGCTGCACGTCCGAGGTCATCGGAACGATACGGCAGTTTGCACGAGCAACACCAAACTGCTCGCGGAGGTAGACCAAGTCAGAGGAGAGCAGGTCAGGTGTAAGGAATCCACCAGCGGTGGTTGTGCCTTCATTCTGTGCCTTCAGGTGTCCGTTAGACTTGAGCCAATCTTGAGCCGACTTGTTACCAGCAACAGCAAGAGCAAACTTGCCCATGACATAGCCCTTGTAGGACTGCTCGTCACGAGTACCGCTAAACACAGACTTTGTAACGCCACCGTTTGTCCATGGCTGAACAGCAGGAGCGGCTACAGGTGCAGTCTCGCCGAGTGTCTTAATCATATTGATTCGGGCTTCAATGTCCTTGACTTCGGACATAAGGCTCTTAGCCTGTGCGAGGTCACCACCGCTCGCAGCCAACTCCTTGGCCGTTGCGATGTTTCCGAGTTTCTTAGACTCGAGTTGTTCGATTGTCATAATGACATACTCTCCAAGCGAGCGAGCAAATCTTCCCGCTCTTGGTCAGTGGCTTTCGCCTTTACTTCGATGGACGGTTGCTCTTCCTGCTGGTCTGCATCCCGCAGAGAATCCCCGACAACGGGAGCCAAACGCTTGGCGTTTG